ACAATACCGCTACGAGCGCCAAGACCAGCTAGCCCTGCGCGAATAGCTCCGCCGCCAACAATCGCAGAAGGAATAGCACCAGCGACCTCTGTTGCTACAGATGCAATAGGAGCAGCCTCTTTGAAGGCCTCCATTTCAGAGCGAACATCTTTAAGTTCTTCCTCATAAGAGCGTCCACTTTTAGATGCACGATACTTAGCTTCAGCCTCGTCACCAAAACCAAAGGTAAGACCTTGAAATGCTGCTCGTGCATAGTCAGCCGCTTCTGGCTCTTTGAGAGGCGGAAACTTCTCTTCAAGAACCTTTTTAATCTCATCATCAGACATATCGTCTGGAAAATTAACAAGGCCATCTGGTGTGTTTACAAGTGGCATTACTCAAAAGCACCCGTTTGACGATTATAGTTCATAATACTATTTGACTGAAGTGAAGAGCCAGCATCAGACTCTCTTGCAACCCTAAATCTACCAGCACGAAGCTCATCAAGGTCGCCTTGACTCTCAAGCCTTCTTAATCTTCCCTGATTGTCAACAATGCCATGAATCATAGCCATTTGTGCATCACGGTAATTAAGTAGGTTTCTTCGCATTGTCTCAATAGGAGTACCAATTTCTAGACTACCCTTTGTTGCTTGCAAAAGCTGGTTTTCAAAATTTGAAACCTGACCAAGCGCACCGCCTGTTGGAGACATTTGGCGCATACGAGTAAGCTCGTCAAAGCCAATTCTTGCGCGAATAGGTTTAAGAGCAGCTTCAAGCGCATACGCTGGTGTGCCAGCAAGAAACTGAGTGCCTTGAGCAAAAACATTGCCAGTAGATGCGCGGCTAATTAATGGCAATGCTTCTTCAATAAAACCAATCGTATCACGAGCTTTGATAATAGACTCAGCTTCACGCTCAAGTTTTTTATTATCTTCCGTGCTTAATCCTTTAAGGTCACGTTGTATGGCAAGCTGGTCTTTTAGCGCTGAGATAGCATCACGAGCAGCTTGAGCCTCTCTTTGTTGCCTTTGTTGTTTAATTTTTTGGGACTGAGCCATAACCATTTGAGGTGTGATGGTCCTTAATTTATCCAAGTCCTTTGCTGTGACAAGCTGCGGCGTAGCAGCCTCAAGAGTACCTTGAGCAATCAAGGCATCTTGCAAGTTTTGTGCTATTGTTCCCAACAAGCCACCAAATTTAGATTGAGGCTGTGGGGCTAATAAACCAGCTTGAGATGCAGCCTGTTGTGCGGCTGCTGTAGGCTTAGTTGCAGATGTTGGAGCATCTTTAACAAGGTCGCCAGCAATTATCTGCTCTTCTTCTGTTAAGTCTTCAGCCTTAGTTCCTTCAAGAATTTTCTTAGCAACAGCAGCAGCTTTGTTTGACGGCGCAAGCGCAGCTTCTCTTGCTTTAGCAGCTTCTTCTGCCTGTCTCGCCACACGAACCCCCTCAAGCTCATATGGGTCATCTGCTGAAGACATCGCATAACGAATAAAATCCTCAGCACCTTTTGCCGCCATAGGAAAAGCCCCACCTAGATTACCAATAGCACCCAATGTTTTTTTTCCTGCCCTAGCTAGAACTGTATCATCAGGAGACTCTTCCACAAACTGAGAGTAGTTTGAGGGGTCTAAGGCTGACCTAACAGCCCCTTGCGCTCCAATAGCTCGAATCTCATTTGGTGTAAGCTGCATAACAGAAGGAATGTCCTCAGAAAATCCAGCAGCCCTGCGGCCTATTTCTGCTTCCATATCTGACATTGCTGATATTTCTCTGGGTCGTAAACCACCTAAAGTAGCATCAATCTCAGGGTACATACCCGCCCTAGCGGGTGTGCGAGATGCCATAGCCGCATCTATTGTTTGATAGTTTCTTTGTAAGTCGAGAGGCGCTCTTGCAACAGCACGCTCTAAAGAGCGGCGGCGCTGCTCATCCTCATCAATGCCAAGAAGACCAGTAAAGTAATCAAAAACAGATTGAGCCATAATAATACCTTAATAAACCAAGTTTCCGCCGCCAGTAGGTGAGCCAGCAGGTGTAAATGAACCCATTGGATTATCGAAAACTGACCTTGAACCAGTGCTACCAGCAGCTATAGGACTAGGAGTTGGCTTATTAAAGTAATTACCAATTCCTTGTGCAAGACTACCAAACGCTTCACCAATTTGAGGAGCAGATTGCATAAGAGCAGCACCCATAAACGCATTACCAGTTTGAGGTGCATACAAAGGCTGACTAACATTGCTACCAACAGTTGAGGCACGAACAATATCAGAAAGTCTTTGCGCCGCTGTTACAGGGGCTTGTCTAAGGGCATACTCTTCTCCACTAAGAAGACCGCCAAGACCAAGGCCACGCTGAATATTTGTAAATGGCATATCACCAACAGCCGCAGCGCCCGTAATCCCCGCACCAATGTCGCTAGTACGTTGCCCAGCAAGACCACCAAGTCCAGAAGCCGCCCTCATTCTGTTTTCAATGTCTTGCTGTGCAGCTTGCGCCATAATATCGCCGACAGTTTGAGCAGCCGTTTCCCCAATAGCAGTTCCCATAAGACCACTACCAAGACGGCCACCACGAGCATATTGAGAGGTTATTGGGCGAAGGGAGCGTTCAACTGCACGTTGAGTAGCTGTCTCAAAGGCAGGACTACCAATACCAGAGTCAGCAGCACCAATATCTCTGTAAATATTTGCAGCCTCACCAAGAAGGCCACCTCCACCAAGAAGCTGAGAAACAGCACGTTCCCCAGCAGCTTGAAATGGGTCAGGGCCAGCAGCAATGCCCATGCCTCTTTCCACAAGGCTGCGCTCATATGGGGAAAGGGTCTGAATATCCTCAAGAAGACCCTTCTGCCTAATATCTTTAATTTGATTTGCAAGCGCACTGTACTCGCCAGCAATGTAATCTGGTGGAGTAGTTTTTTGAACAGATGTTCCCGCTTGCTTGGCGCTATCTGTCATTGCATCTGCGGTTAATGCTGCGCCTGTTACTGTTGCTGCTGCTGCTAAACTCATAGCGTATTCCTAACTTGCTCAATAAAATTGTCTAAATTAGACAAGTCCTTTGGGGATATATTAACATCTTTAAAAGTTTTTGCCACTACTTCTTCTTCTGCTTCAAATGGTGTTGTTGATTCCGCTGGATGAACTGTTACAAAATAACAATCCTCGTGAACAAAAACGATACGTTTCGTGCCTACCTCAGTTAAAGAAAAAGTTGGCGCGGTCATCCTGCGCTCACCAGACTCTTCAATAATTGTTACATCCCCCTCAAGAAGAAAAAGAGGATGGTTGGTGTTGTGTATCTTACTTACAATAACATGACCAGCAGGTGCGCGAAACTCTCGAATGTACTGCTTCTCAGTAAAGTTATGCTCCACGGGCATAACAACATTTAGCATATTATCTCCAAGATTGTTTTCGTCAGATTCAATAATTTCTTGAAACTCTTTTATTTTTTCTTGCCAACTTTTCTTAGCCCTCTTCTGTTCGAGAAAAAGCCATATGTCATCAAACTCAAACGGAAAGTCCCTGTCAGAAGAAGATAAAAAATCCTCAAACCCAATTCTGGCATAATCCTTTTGACTTAATTCAGCCATAACTCTCTTCCTAACCTATGATAACGTAACCAATGTTCGTGTCGTGACCGTGATTCAAATGCCCCACAACAAAACTACCATTTGAACGAGAGCTTATGTACGGGTGAGAATGTGTAATATCACTACCAAGACCAACAAATAATATGATGCTGTTTACACTTGCTCGACGGTCATTAACAGTTGTTGTTGTAGTTCCAGAGCTAATCGTAAACTCACCTGTAGAGTTAATCTTGCCCTCCATAATATTGTTTACCACCTCAGAAATCTGACGCGGTGAACCACCCTCCTTAGGAAGATTGCGGAACTGATTAGCCATTACCTGCGACCCCTAATCTGTCCGTCAACATCAATGCCCTGCACATTTGTCCAGTTGCCGCTCAAGTTTAAACGTACACGATGAAAGCGACCAGATGAGCGAACAGGACAAAAATTGTCACTATTTAACGTCGAAGCCGTACCAAAGCTGACTTCAGCATTGTTAGAGTTACGAGAAGCAACCTGTGCAGTGATTGTAGCAGTTGTGCCGCTGCTGTTCTCAACATACGGAACAATATTGTTAATAAGGGAACTACGACCCGCTTGTAAATCAAACTCACCAGTCTCAACAACCGCATCCAAATTGTTACCAGTAAACGTCTGAATCTTCTTGTCCTTTGCTCCAGCAAAGAAAAATTCCCCTCCCTTATAAACGGCTGAGTCAAGTGAACTAGGGAGAGCATCCAAACTACTAGAAATATTAGCAAGGTTTTCAAGAGTATAACCAGCAGTAAATAGGGAAGCCATAGCATCCAGACCAATATTAGCAGTACTCCAGCTATCTGTTGCATAATTATAAATAATTAATTCATCAGGTGAGCCATCCCCTGAGTCAACGCTAGGATAAGACCAAACAACAATCTGACGAGATGGGTCAACAACAGCACTCATACGAGCAGAGTTGTTTGACTGAAACCTCTTCAGAAAAAATCTATTTATCTTTTCTGCGCCAATAGGCTTGGAAGACTGACCATCAAATACATAAAAGCCATCATCAGAAAGATAAAATACATTGCGACCAATAGAGGCAACTGAACCAGAAATCTTACAACCGCGCTGTAGCTGAACTTTATCAAACTCAAACACAAGCGGAGAGCCAACATATTGCGCTCGTACAATACCCTTCTCCATTAAAATAGTTGCATACTCACCGCCAACAAGTCCAGTCACCGCACCCATATCTGAGATGTCTTGAAAGTCAGCCTGTGTGTTTGCACTTACAGCCCAGCTATCATAGTCACCAATGCCAGACCAGCGAACACGATATGGCTTCTCACCATCAGTTGAATCATTCGTGTAACCACACATTACAAAATCACGCACGACTGCGATAAACTTTGCCTTTGGCGGAGTTCCACCCAAGTCTGCAAAACGTCCACCACCTGCTGCTGTTATGGTCTGTATATTGTTGCTGTAATTTGTTGCAATAACAGCTTCCCCAAACTGAACAAAACGCCAAACATAGCCATCACCAGTGGTATATGATGCGTCAGATGTTTTAGAAATATCTACAAGGCTAGAGTTTGAGGAATCAAATTTGTAAATAGAATTTTCATCTCCGACATAAATTGCAGATGACGCAGAGTCATCTTTAGCCGCAAACATACCGCGAATAAATTTATTTGTTGCACCAGAAATAGGCAAAACATCTGGAAGGCTAGTGTAGCCATTAGCTGCTGGAACTACGTTTGTTGCAACAGTTGCGCCAGCATTTTGATAAGGCGGCTGGTCAGGTAAAAATTGTCCTAGCTTAATCATTGTTCAAACCAACTTTCATTTCCAGCAGATACAGTTGTCCAAGTTTCAGGGCCAGCAGATACGGGTGTCCAACTTTCTGAACCAACAGATACCTCTGCCCATATTTCATTTTGTTCTGCTAC